CTGATATGCCTTTTGCAAATTTACCTGTAGCAAACCTACCCATCAATTACTCCTAAAATACTGATATTCTGGTGTAACCGTAAAGCTGGATCTATCTCTGTCCTCACCCATTGCTCTTTCAAACTCTTCTTCATACACAACCTTTAACATTTGTGTAAGTTGTGGATTTTTTTTCATAGATAAATAATAAGCTAAACCAGCCGTCAAACATGGATAAAACCTAAAAGGTATTTCTAAAGTATTAACAGGAGCATCTGCATCTTGTATTCTTGTGAGCGCATCATATCGTATAACGTCTGTGCTGTTTTCAGGTGCAGGCCATATCTTTAAATTTGGTGTAATTTGTCTGTCTAGGAAAAACTGTGTGGTTCTTCCCGTACTTGTTTTGTTTGGTATTGCAAGATAACTATCACGACTTATTCTACTGATAGCAAAGTCTGTACCGTCTCTGCGAACAACCGCCGACAATATATCTATGACATCTGTGCCTAAAGAATATTCTGTGTCTGCCGCTGTAACTGTTTGAGTTCTTTGTTCAATAGTCCATTGATTTAAACCACGGTTAGCCCACTCAGCTAACATGATATTTAAAGATCTTCTGGCACTTGTCAGATCATAGCCTGTTCTTACTTCAAGGCCGCACCTCTCAAAAGCTTCCTCAATATATTCTGCTACGTCTAATTCAAAATCGGTTGATGAGGAAGTTGCCATATCTAATCCTTGTATAAATTATTAAACGTCACCTTTGGGTCCATATAACTATTATCACATTCTGCGTTATGAATCCACTGACTTGGTTTAAAATCAGGGGCTCCTTCTCCTGTTTCCCATAACGCAGGGCTTGTTGCACGAACCCTGTTATTAGGTAATGCTACTATATTTCCAGTCCATTTACCAGCATCAGTTAATTCTATGACATGACTTTGTTTATGTTGAGCCGGATCATCGGCTATGTCTGACTCCGTGTAATCAACTGTAAATAAATATTTCCCAGTGTAAAACTCTCCGTCTATCTTGCATTTCCAAGGACTTGAACTGGTCCTATCATACTTAATAACAGAATGATGATGTGAACTACAGTCCCAAGGTTGAACTAAATGAACAGGCATGGGTTCTGGCCACTCTTCCAAGGGTGTGTCCGCAACAAGAGCTGTAATAGGCATCCTTGCCCACATGGCGCCCCCGTTGATGTTTTGACTTTCATCAAAGTCTGACTCACAACCAGTAAATATCATTTGAAAACTTAAACATCTGTCAGGAACAGTCGTCACTGCAATAGCCATCGCATGTAAGTAGTCACCATGATGTTTTTCATGGTTGTGAGTATATTCTCTTCGCACCCAGCATTTAAAATGCGGGATGTTGCTTTGTAAGTAAGGCATAGATTAAGCTCTACCACCTCTTCTCATTTTTTTGATAGCTCCGCCTTTAGCAAAACCTTTTTTCTTCATGCCAGCTGCGCCGCCGCCCATCATCTTTTTAACGGCACCTCCCTTAGCATAACCCTTCTTTTTCATGCCAGCTGCGCCACCAGCCCTCATTTTTTTAACTGGTTTCTTTTTTGCAAAACCTTTTTTCTTCATAGCCATTTTTTTCTCCTTTTATGCACTAACTGCGCCTTTTGTTTTCTTTCTTCTATTTGCCATGACAACGCCACAACCTCTTGCTACAACTGTCCCTGAGCCTGTTTTACCTTTAAAAGGACGTTTAGCCTTTGTCTCTGGAACACGACCACCACTGCTCATCTTTGTGACCTTTGCGGCTGGTGTGTTTCCGACCACAGTCTTGCCTTTTGCACCTGCTTTTTTCTTTTTCCTAGCAGTAGAGGCTCGCTGTGATTGTGTTAAACTATTTGCTTTTGCTCTAGGTAAACATCTGTCAGGATTCTTTTTATCCTTTGATGTCCCACATTTTCCCTTGATTTTCCCATCAGTTCCTATACGAACCCAATCTTGTTTTACCCAGTCTTTAAGAGCGCCCATTATTTTTTACCTTTTGCACCTTTAGCATAGTTTGGATCTTTACAATATTTTGATGCTGCCATGTTTGCATAAGCTGATGGATATGTATCAAAAGTCCTTTTAGCCCAAGCTTTACCTGCTGGACAAATCTTACTGCCCTTACTTTTAGCCGCTCCACCTTTTTTAAAGTATGTGACCTTTGGCTTAGATGGTTTGGGTCCAGTTCTAACTGCTGATCTCATGCTTGCCTCGCTTTCCTTATTTGTTCTTTACCTTTTTTAAATATACTGGCAACCTCTGTTTTACCCATAACTTTGGCTCTTTGTTCACCAACTGTCAAGATTTGGATTTTTCTTGCAAAAGGTTTTTTAATTTTTTTAACTTTAGCTACCGTTGCCCTAGCATCTGCCGGAGTTGCAAACTTTATACTCACCGTGTCTTTAGGGTTCTCATCCGTATATAAACGTCTACCAGAACCCTTTGGCTTTTTACCCGTTCCTTTTTTTGGATCTTTTCCGTTTCCCATTTTTTAACAACCCTGATAATATTTTAGATTGACCTGCGTGAGCCTTAGATGCTTTTTTTAATTTATTTGCAACTGTTTTAATTTTGCGTTTTGCTTTAAGTCCAAGTGCTGACATTAATCACTGATCCCTATAAATATTGAAATTATACCAACAAGCTGTAATACAGCTCCTAATATTATAGCCCATATGCGAGCATCAATTTTGTCTATCTGTTTTTGTAAATGACTTAAATGATTAGTTTCAAGACGATCCATAGTGTCTTCTAAAACAGCTAATCTCTTATCTAATTCATGCAAAAGGTCTTTTTCTTTCTTAGTAGCCATCAACACTTCCACCTTTTTCTAGCCTGTCTTAGTCTACTATTAGGATTAGCGGCGGCCTTTGGAAACTTTTTCATTTGACCGGCACTCCTAGCACAAAAAGACTTTCTTCTCTTGGCATCTTTACTGCCTTTTTTAACTTTGCCTGTAACAGCAGTTTTAAGTTTACTACCGGGGTTAGCACGACGATATGCTTTAACTCCAGCTTCAGTCATTCCCGCCCCAGATTTAGTAGGGCGGAAGTTTTTTTTGTTGCGCGGCGGCATTTTTGATTTACGCCTAGACACGGATCACCTAGTTAAAGAAAAAAGTTACAGCTGTTATATTTGTTAATGTTCCAACAAATATATCGCTAACTTTAATCCCTTCAGCAGGGATGTTAACAGAGTGTGTATCAGAAGCATTAAAATCTAAATCTAAGACCGTAGCACCTCCGCTACCATCTGTAACGGTTAGTCTTGGAGTGCCTGATGCCGTTTTGAGCTGTATCTGTCTAATACGGGCGGGACCAACAGCGAGCGAACCCGTGCCAGTAATCCGTTTCGTTCTTACGTCAGAACCTGCCATTTAAGCCTCCTATTATTGGTCAGCAAAAGCTGGAGCGTCTTCAGAAACTACGTTACCCCAAATGTAGTAGTTTGTGCTATCTTTACCTACTATATTTATTTCCATGCTACCAAAATCAGTTAAGGTTAATTTTGAATTACTACTTCCATTTGCATAAACACTCACATTGTCTGCGTTTGTGTCTAAATGCTGTACGTTACCTAAGAAAAAATTAGAGTTGCCCGGAGTAACAATAATTAAATTTTCTGCTTCCTCCGCTGCACCTGCGTAGATAAATTTAAAAGAAGCTCCTGCAACTGGCGCTGGCAATGTTATTGTTCTATTAGACGCTAGTGCTGGAACTGCAAGTACTCTTCCGCTATGTGTTGCGTTATCAAGAGTTTTATCCTCATCACCTAATGCAACGGGTGCATCACCCATAGTAATAACTTCTGTAATTGCTCCAGTGGATGCGTTTTTACTTATAGTTTTAATGGTGCTTTCTGATCTTATAGGACCTGAAAAAGTTGTATTAGCCATATCAATCTCCTTGTCTTGGCAAATGTCAGAGTTAATTCTCTGTCAAGGTGGTTTTAGTATACATAAAAAAAACGAGGACAGCAAGCACTGTCCTCGTTTTATGCTAAATGCAAAGTTGTTTATGCACCCGGAGTTGCAAATATACATCTCCAGTCTGAAACACCAAAGCTGTATCTCTCTCTAGCTTTGAATCTCATGTTACCTGTGTCAAAGTCGCCTTCCATCGCGGTCTTGATAGGTGAACGGTTGAAGTATTTAAAACCGTTTGGAGCATCTGTCTTAATGAAGAACGCATCTGTGTCAGTTAAGAAATGGTTTACAACTGCCCCTTCAGGTAGCATACCCATGTTCTTAATTGCGTTCGCATCATTGTCAGAAGTTCCAACTCTTAAATTACTGTTTAACACTCTTTCAGCAGTAAACTGTAATTCTTTTGGAATTATTAACTTCATGCCTCTTACAGCGATCTTCAAGCCTCTTTCATCCTTGAAACCTGCAATATCAATCAATGCCTGCTCTAATGATGTCTCATTCAAGTCAGAAGCCACAGATAAGATGTTGCTCTGGTTACCATTGATAGTTGGGTGTGAAGCAGACGCTAATGCAGCACCATCGCCGATAGCACTTGATGTACTGAAAGCATTATTCAAAATGGCAGCAGCTTTGATTTGCTTTGTTTGTGCCATTGATCTAGCTAACGCTTTTGTATATCTACTCGCAAGTCTGTCATAAAGATTATCTTCGATAGCTTCTTCTGTGATTGAGAAAGCTAAGGCAATAGTCTCATGTGTGTATCTTGCGGTAAATGTTTCTTGTGCATCGTCAAAGCTCACAGCTCCACCTTCTGATTTAGTTGGTGCAGTTGAGAAGCCTGCTAACATCACTTCTTCTTCAAACGCTCTATCTGATGATTCTTCTTCAAAAATCTCAGCATGTTCGTTTTCATACCTGTCGTATTCAAGCCCAAATAAGGCGTTTAGACCGGGCTCTAGCTCTTTCGCTAGTTGTGCTCTTGATATAGCCATACTCTACTCTCCTTATATACCAGCATTGTCTGCTGTGTTAACAGCAGCTGCAAAGCCTGAGTTAAAGTGTCCTAGAAGACGAACAATATACTGATGACCCAATGCTGAGTAATCTGTGTTACCTTCATCCTCGTACAACCCTACGATTCTGACATCCAAAGTACCTGTCGTTGCAGCTGTTGAAATGTCAAGCATATCGGTGGATTGACCAGTATTGGTGCTTCCATTGTTCACGCTTGCCATACTAGCATTTGCAAAAACGTCTGCTAAGGCTGTCGCTCTATTTGTGTTTGTTCCATCTGCAACAACAGTGAAGAGTTGCATTGGATTGTCATATACAAACGCCTTAATAGGGAAGTTTGTATCAACACTGACATTGTTGGATCCCGGCCAAAAGTTTTTAAATGTTGTCTTCTTTGTGCCTGAGTCGACATATTCAACACCGTAAAAAACTCCTAACGGGCTGACCGCTTGGTCGGTTATGTCTATGACACCCGCCGCAGTAGGTATAACGATGCCACCTTGATAAATAGCATTTGTATTGTTTGACGCAATTTCATACTGTGTTGCACCAGTAGTGTTAGCGGCATTACCTGTTAAACCTATTGGACGTAAACCATAGCCACCTGATAAATTATTAGCCATTTAAGTCTCCGATTAAGATTAAAAGTTAAGATTTTTTCCCTCCGAAACTTACGCGAGACTGACGATCTGGTCTACTAATTGTCATAGTAGAGTGAGCATTTTCTCTCATCATATCCTGATCCACGGCTTCCATTTGATCTGCACTTCTAGCAGCGAAGTATGCAGTTCTTTCGGCTACTGTTTCTTCAGGTATACGAGCGAGAACTAATCCACCGACTCCAAAAACTCCTTCATATTTACCTTGATCGACTACAGGTGCTTCAAAATCTGGATATTCATCTTTTCTTACGAGTTCCCAACCTTCTCGTAATTTAGCTGAAACATTCTTGGTATCATTGAAACCTCTTGTTTCTGCTCTTATCCAGCGATGCTTGTAGCCATCAGGGGCTGGTGGTGCGTCTAACATAGACGGTGGAGCCCACGGTTTTCTTGCAGCTGTCTTTTCTCTTGTGTTTGATGATCTAGGAGATCTCGAAATAGTCTTATCAAACATTTCCTTTTGGTTTTCCATATCAATTACTCCTTCACATATTTTGCGTACTCTTCGAGAGGAACGCCAAGTTTTTTCGCAAGTGCAACCTGCCTATTGGTAAGTTTTACTTGCCTCTTCCCACTACTGCGTCCAGTTGCATTCGTGGAGCGTGATGCAGAAGCAACATTTTGGACGACTTTTTTGCTCTGCGCTCCGTTAGCAAACTTATGAGGGAACTCTTCTCCCATACGTTTGTCTAATTCAGTATAGTATTCATCACTCTTAGGGTCAATACCTTCTTGCTCAACAAGATCTTTATGTATCCCAAAAGCTGCATATGTCATGGCACTATCGTTGCCAAACCATTCATTTTTCTGTGCCCATGCCTGTGCCTTCGCATCAGGCTCCGGTGGGGGCTGTACCGGCTGACGAGTAGGTTGAGGTGCTGGAGCAGCTGTTTGTGCCTCAGCAGCCTTATTTCGCTGCTCATTGGCTGCTTTTGCCTGTGCAGCTCTGTCAGCCTCTACTGCAAGCCTTGTCATTTCTTTCTGTGCAGCTACAGCAGCTTCTGTATCGCCTACTTCCATAGCAGCTCTAAGGTTTTGTTCCGTTTGTGCCAACTGGGACTCTACGCGACCTGAATATTGGTCAACGTAGTTTGTATCCATTTGGTTAAGTTTTTGAGCTAACTGTTTGTTTTCTTCTTCTTTTTGTTTTGCGAAACGGAGCGCTTCTTCTGCGTTTTTCTCGGCCTCCCGCATTTTTTTGGTGAGACGGTTGATTCTTTTTGTAGTTTGGTTTTCTGCTTTTTTAAACTCGTCTTCAGTTTGCTGATCCTCTGTAACAGGCTCAACTTGAACATCTTCAGTTTCAGCTTTATCTTCGACAGTAACTTCAACATCTTGTCCCTCGTCTTCTAGTTGTAAATCTAATTCTTCTTGTTTTTCTTTTGCTTCTGCCATTTTTATCCTCTAGTAGTGTAAAACGTCTTCCGGGTCCAATATCTTGGCTAAAATCTCATCATCGTTCAAAATTCTTACTTCTCCGCCATCAATCCTAAAACGAGAACCAGAATATCTGGCAAACATAACCCAATCTTTTTCCCCGCACCACGGTCCTGACGGAAACTTTGTTTCATCTTTGTAAGCCAAAGGCCCAGCTTTCAACACATAACCAACTTGTGTAGACACCTGACCTTCTTCAACTAACTTGTCCGGCAGTAATATACCACCCTCTGTCTTACCTTTACCCCTGTATGGCAGTATAAGAAGCCTCCAGCCCGTTGGAGAGGGCATACGGTCTAATAATGTACTGCTAATTAAAGAGGGGTCTAGGACGCGATCCTTGGGATCTACATAGGTTTCTTCCAAACCATTCTCAGTCATCATCTACCTCTTGTCTATTTAATAAATCTTTTATTTCGTTTTCAACGTATTCTAATGCTTCCATCTCGCCCATCATCTGTCTGTAATGCTCCATACTTTTGATCGAGTTATGTCTCAAAACATTTTCGACAATGTTTCTTCTTTCATTTATAACGCGAAAAACAGCTTCTGCAAGATAAATCTCACTTTTTGCCATAAAAACCTCATATACTCTTATTCTGTCTTATAATCTCTCATACTTTCGCACATTGGGCAGACATAATCAACAAATTTCATCATGCCTACGAACGGTATTGGCTCTTCTACCTCTCTTGGCACAAAAGCCATCTTGTGTATGTAACAGATTTCTACTTTAGACTTTTCTTGTTGTTCGTTTTGCTTGTCTAAAGTTTTTTGCTGTGGGTGCACCTTTAGCTCCTTTTTTTCTCATCTTCTCGCCGCTGCCAGCTGCTATTCTTTTTCTTTTCTTATGTATGTTTGCATATAAACTCATGGCATGTATCCTTAAATGTCTAAATAAGTCTTGTGTTATTTCGTAAGCCCTTTTTGCTTTTCATATGTCCTGAGTCCCCCGATCCCAAGCATGCCGCCGAGAACCGTTAAAAGTGTACCCATATCAAATTCAGGAAGCTCTGGTAGTTCTGCACCTGCAAAACTAGCACCGAATATTATTAAATCTTTTACGATAAAATGATAGGCAAAAGCAATCGCGCAGACCCACCCAACTGCTGGACGCCAG